TTATCTTCCAGAAGGAAGCTGCAGGTGTTGTAGAAGCTATCGGTCCTCAAGTACAAGTTACTAGTGGAGATGTTTCAGTGGTCTACCAAGGTGACGTTATTCTCGGGCGCTTAGCTATGGGTGCGGATTTCCTCAACCCAGCTGCTTGTGTTGAATTGTTAGCAGGTGCTGCACCAGCTTCAACAAACAACGCTGCATTCGGTGGAACATATCCAGCAAACGGTTAATATTTACCTATGCACATATAAGGGGGCTTCGGCTCCCTTTTTTATTTACTAATTATAATCATGCCTTTTCCTACCACTAACGCTACAAAAGAATTACCCGCTATAAATCAAATCCTGTCGTCATGTGGTCAGGCTCCTGTAACCACGTTGGACACTACCAACCCAGACGTTGCGATCGTATACGATACGTTGTTACAGGTGAACAGAGAGGTTCAAGCTGAAGGCTGGACTTTCAATAAAGAGAACCACGTCGAATTCACCCCAGATTCTGATGACTATATTAACATACCAAACAATGTAATCCAGTTAAAGCTGTCAGAAAATGCAGCTAACATGGAGTATGATGCTATCCGTAGAAACGGTAGATTGTATGATAAAGCACATCACACAGACAAATGGACAGAAGATACTATAGAGTGTGATGTTATATATGAGTTTGATTGGGTAGATTTACCTCAACCAATACAAGACTTCATAACAGCTAGAGCTGCTACTTTAGTATCTCAAAGAATAGTAGGAGACAATGGTCAGTACCAGATGCTCCAACAACAAGAAGCATACCTAAGAGCACTAGCTCTAGAGTATGAAACACAACAAGGTCAGTTTACATTCTTTGGTCATCCCCAAGATCAGACGAATTACTATCAAGGTTATCAACCATTCCAAGCACTTAAAAGATAATGGCAGCAGTAACACAAAGAGTTCCTAATTATCTAGGGGGAGTATCAAAACAATCTGATGATAAGAAGTTAGCTAACCAAGTAAGGGAATGTCTAAATGGTTATCCTGATCCTACCTTTGGTCTAACTAAGAGACCGGGTTTTAAATGGGTAGCTAATTTAGGTACAGGAACTACTTATGATAATGCTAAGTGGTTCTATATACACAGAGATAATGATGAGAGATATATAGGCTGTATCAAACCTGCTTCAGGAGGCGGTACAGGAGACATAGATATATGGAATGCCGTTACTGGGGTAGCTTGCACTGTTACCTACGGTACAGGGGCACAGGCGTACCTTACAGGAGCACGTACAAACTATGACATACTAACTGTACAAGACACATCTATTATATCTAATAACTTACATACAGTTACAACACTAGCTGCTCCTACTTATAAACCAAAGGCTAGAGCTACTTTAGTATTGTCTGGTAATCCAGTAGGTAAGTATAATGTTACTATAAGTGATATAGATGGTAGTAATTCTGGTAGTATATCAGAGTATGACTCACCTACTACAGCTACTTATGATACATTACTAACTGAACTGAAATCTAGAATAGATGGTTTGAGTATATCTAACTTAGTTGTAACTAAGTATGATGACTCTTTACATTTAGTAAGGAATAGTGGTAATACTGAATTTAAACTTACTGCTAAAGGTGGTCCAAATAGTGACAAACTAAGTGTTGTTCAAGACCAAGTAGATAATGTAGGTCAGTTACCTTTCAACTCTCTACATGGTCGTATAGTTAAAGTTATCAATACTGAATCAGTTAATGATACATACTATGCAAAATTTGAAGCAGAAGATGGTGTATCAGGAAGAGGTTACTGGAATGAAACTGTAAATCCTGTTTTATCTACAGGGTTAACTGACACCACTATGCCTCATGAATTAAAGAATACTTCTACTAATACTTTCATCTTTCAGAAGATTGTATGGACTGCTAGAAAAGTAGGAGATGATACAACTAATTCACACCCTAGCTTTGTTGGGGAGAAAATAGAACAAGCATTTTTCCATAACAACAGACTCGGATTCTTATCTAAAGATAACGTATCTATGAGTCAAACATCGGATTTTTATAACTTCTATCATATGTCTGCTATGGCAGTTATAGATGCAGATCCAGTAGATTTAAGTTGTTCAGCAATTCGACCAGCCGCACTCCATGGTGTGATTCCTACTACACAGGGTTTAGTCCTATTTAGTAAGAGTCAGCAATTTCTAATGGGTGCTGCTAACGGAATTCTAACACCATCAACTACTACGATCAGAACAATCTCTAACTACGAGATGGATACAGAAGTTGATCCAGTTGATATGGGTACTAATATTAATTTTTTAAGTAAAACTCCAGCTTACACTAGAGTATTCGGAATGGTCACACGTGGTCAAGACGAGAATCCTCAAGTATTAGATGTTGGAAGAGTTGTAAATGAGTGGATACCAGCTGGAATAGATACGTTTATTGCTAGCCCACAGAATCAATTCTTAGCAATGTCTAGTCAAGCAGATGACAAGATTTATTTTTACCGTACATACACAGATGGTGAAAAGAATCTAGTAGAAGCATGGTTTAATTGGCAATTGATGGGTAATGTACAAGGCATTGCTGTCGATTCAGATGACATGTTTACTGTTACTAAACAAGGTAATCAGTTTACATTAAGTGTAGCAAGTTTAAGTCAGAGTCCTTCTGATGCTATCATAGTTAATAATGATGGTAGTAGGATTAATCCTTGTATGGATCTATATACACCAGCTAGTAATGCTGCAGCTAATAATAAAGTAGATTATGATTCTACTAATAACTTCTCTAAATGTTATATACCTTGGGCTAATGTTACAGGATTAACTCCTGTTATTGTCATTAAAGGTACTACAGCTGGAGGACAGTTTACAGAATCTGGATTCACTGCTACACCAACTGTAGTTACAAATGATGGAGATCCTTATTTTAAAGTAGAAGGTAAAGATTTAACAAGTATAGAGAATGATGTTATAGTAGGATGGAAGTATGGTCTAGATATTATATTGCCTAAGACATATGTTAGAACAGACCAGTCACAGAAAATTACAGATTATACTGCTACTTTAACTGTAGCTAGAATGAAGTTTGCTGTAGGTTTGTCTGGTGTAATGAGTTTTAAACTTAAATCTACAGGTACTAGACAAGGTAAGAAAGTATATGTAGCTGATGGAACTACTACTCAATTTCCATGGAATACTTCTGATTTAAAATATATTGATAATGATCAGATAAAAGTTAAAATAAATGATGTATTAAGTAGTGCTTATACTGTTGATACTACAGGTACTTTACCAAAGATTACTTTAACTGCAGCATCTAGTGAGTTAAAAACTCTTAGTGGTGATGGTAGTGAAACAGTATTTGATTTAACTTATACACCAGTTAATTTACAAAAAACAAAAGTTAAAATAGGTGGTGTAGAAACTACAGATTATACTATTAATGGTCAGTTTATTCATTTTACAACAGCACCTCCTAATGCTAGTAATAATATACTTGTATATAGTGCTGATGATATATTGATATATATTGATGAATGGTACACCCTTAATCCTACACAGATGGCTGACACTTACTTAGCTAATGATATAGCATTAAGTGAGCAGTCTGTAGTCTCAGTACCGATACATCAAAAATCAACTAACTTCCAATTAAGAATATTTAATGATTCACCATTCCCTGTGTCTTTAAATTCAATGATGTGGGAAGGTAATTATTCACCGAGATTCTATAAGAGGTTTTAAGATATGATGATGAATGATTTTGGTGTTCCAGCTAATGAACACGAAATGAGTATGATGAAGCCACACGAAAAGGTGATGGCTGAATCTGGTGTAGAGAGTGGTTTCTGGAATGTAGTTGCTGGTGTGGCTATGGGTGCTGTTGGTCTTTGGGGTAAAAACAAAGAAGCTAAAGCTGCTGGTAAGCAAGCTCAAAAACAGAACGAAGCAGTCGAAAGACAGCATAAGTATAACCTAGCTGCTTACGATATGAAGGGTGATCAGCTTAAATCTGAACGTGCTTTTAGAGTTAAAGAAACATCACTTAAAAGACAGAATGAGGATAATGCAGCAAACTATCGTGATGCGATAAATGCTCAAAGTTATGCTCAAAAGTTGATGATTAGAAATAGAGAACAAGCTTCACTTGATGCTCAGTTTGAAAAATCTAATAAACTATTTGCACATAAAACAGGTTATAACCAACTAGCAGCTGCTAAAGCAGAACAAGATGAGTGGAGAAAGTTAGATGAAATAAATACAGAAGCTGCTTTTGATGCACAAGAGCAGAGAATAAAGCATTTACAAGAAGAAGGTCAGATAAGAGCATTAGGTCAAGCTGGTAGATCAGTAGGTAAAACACACCAAGCTGCAGCAGCTAACTTTGGTTTTCAAATTGCTGCTTTAAATGAAGGATTAGCGAGTGCTGGTCGTAATCATTTTGCAGCATTAGAAGATATAAAGAATGATAAGTTCTCTGCTGATTTAGCAGCATGGGCTGAAAAGATGATGGACCCCGGTGAATTACCAATGCCTATCGAACCTATTCCATCGCCTAGAACTGTCTA